AGCCTGCCCGCTAGCACCAGCAAGGATATTGCTACCAATGATGCTCATGAGTAGTTAGCGGTGAAGACGGCGTGGATGGAGCTGGTTGTGCGGACAACGTAATCAATACGATCAACCGCCGATGCAGCCGTGGACAGAGTAGGCGCGGTTCCGCCCGCAAAATCCCATTGGCTGCCGTAAGTCAATAATCGCCCGCCCGTTGCGTCCTGCACCACAAAGATCGAACCGCTCTGCCCTGCCGTCAAGTTGCTGGGGTTAGCCAGCGTGCATGACGCAGTATTCGCAAGCGTCAGGGCGAAGTTGTTAGCCGTAGCAAAGTCCAGCGTCTTGCTGGTATCGCCAGAAGCAACCGAGATTGCGGAAATCGTGCCGCGTTGTGCTGCCGTAAAGGTCTGAGCCAAGCTCAACAGCGCCAACGTCCCAGAGGCATCCGGCAACGTTGCGGTCCTGTCAGCTGTTGGGTCGGTAACCGCCAGCGTGGTTTCAAAGTCGTTCGCCGTGCTGCCTTCAAACACCAGCGAACCGGCGGTCCCAATTTCAAGCGCACCAGTGACAGTGCCGCCAGCTTTTGCCAAATATGTGCTGCTAGCAGTGGAGCTGCTCAGCAAACCCAAATTGGCGGCGCTGTAATCGCCAACCGTCACCCACGCCGAATTCGCTGCATTCCTCAGCTTTAAGGTGGTGGTATTGGTATCTGCCCACCACTGAAACGCAAACGTGGTAGCGGGTTCCGTGCTGCTGCTGTTATTGCTGACGATTGCGGCGAGGGCGTTGTTCAGGTCGCTCCTGACGGCAGCACCTGTGCCATTAGCAATGTTGTAATCGTGCGTTGCCACAGCCGCCTAGCGCAGTCTTTTGTCTACTCTACCCAGCCTTGCCATAGCCAACAGCACTCCAGTTGAAATTACGATCCACTGCCGTGTCGCTGCTGTTCTTAAATGTCACAGTAAAACCGGTGCCGCTGACACTGCTGACCTCGAAGTAATCCCCGCTCTGCATGTTCTGAGCCGTGATGCCAATACTGGGCAGGTTGCTATTGGTCCCAAGCAGTGATGCCGTACCAGTAAAGAAGGCATTGCCAAAGGTGATCGCCTTAGCGCCTGCACCACTAGCGACAGCCTCGCTGCTCTGTTCTTGACGGCGGGCGAACTGCGCCAGATACCCCAATTCATCGACAAGGATGTTCTGGGCGGTGTCGCTGCTGGTTAGTTCAGCCTTGAACTGGAATGCCCGACCCTTAAAGGTGCCGTTGGCAAAATCCTGCCAGCTGGTCCAAGTTGGTGTCCCAGTCGGGTCGTCATCAGTGCGGCGCACCAGCAGCTTGGCATTAACCTTATCCACGGTGTCACCGTCGAAGTCTTCCCAGTCGTCGATCAGTTCGGTCTTGGCGTCAATCAGGTCGCCGGGGTAGAAACCGCGAGTGACAAACCGCCGCTCCAGATCCAGCGAAAACACGCCCTCAAGATCCAGCGTGTCGGTAAAGGCATACTCACCGCTGGCAGCAATAGCGCCAGTGAAATCAAAACTGGGCAGGTTATCAATATCAGTGACATCATCTATCTCATCTGTGCCGTCCAGCGTCAGCGCATCAAATTCTTCGCTATAGAAAGTGTCAGTTTTTTGACCCTGGAATGGCGGGGCATCCTGATCCTCTCGCCTGTTCTGCAGCAACAATCGCCCAAGGGTGTCAGGCAGATCAATAATCAGGCTGGTTTCAGTGGTGCTAAGCCGTCCGCCATCATCAGCAAATTTGGCAAAGACCTGACCTTCAATCAGCGGGATCTTGGCGCTAGTGGCAGAACCAGCAACAGCTTCAATCAGGTCAACCGAATTGCTCCAGGTGGCGCTGCCATCGGTCAGATTTGAGTGGCGAATATAAACTCGGCCGCCGTTCTTAACGTCCAGCTCAGTGGTCTCATCCCACTTGAGCATTCCCTCTTTTTCATTGGTAGCTTCAAACCGCAAGTTTTGCACTTGCTGAGGAACCGCCGTTTTACCGATAGCGTTAAAGGTCAGGCTGGCAAAATCAGTCGATGGCCTGCCAAGTGCGTTGATTGAATAAACTTCGACCTCGTAACGAGTGTTGGTTGTATTCAGAATTTCATAGTCTGGACGATTGACGGTCTCTAGGTTCCAGTTGCCGTTTTGCTCACGCCAGCGGACTTTGTATTGAGAAACGCCAACGATTGACTTCCAGCTAAGAATAATTTTGACAAGCGCTTTGTTGTTCTGTTCGTAAAAACGCTCCTGCCCAGTAAGATTCTCCGGCGGGTCAGGAACAGGGTTTAGGTCGGTTACATCCCGAGCCTGCAAATCAACTCCACGCTCGACGTAGGCATATTTAGTGGCGTTGTAGGCCAGCGCTGTGATGCCGTAAATGTGACCCTCAGTTTCTTGAACTGTCAGGACGCGCCATTGCGATGTCTGAATTGTTGTCGTCTGAATAATCCAGACGCTGTTTTTGTTTGGCTGGGTTGTCCAGTTTTCGTCAACCGTAATCAGCGTTCCCGTGCGGCTTGTGACGTTCTTGGTTTCAACAGAACCATCCGGCAAAAGCACGCTCAGTGTGGCATTGCTAGTCGGCAGATTTGTCGCATCATCAACTGAGATTGTCTTGGCGCCAGATCCAACAATTCGCCCGCCATAGCGAACGCCAGCCCGTACAGGGTCGTTAATGTCGATGACGCTGCCAGGTCGTACTAATGTCCCAGCTTCAATGCTTGCTGCAAAGCTGACGATCTCAGTTTCGTTCTGCTCGCTATACAGCAGCCATTCACCGAGACGATGCGCTTGACCGCGTGATGTGCAGGCAAATGCTTTTACTTCAGTGGAAACAACCCCGTACTTTTCAATGCCTGCGCGATCCTCTACAACCTCGTAGTTGATGTCGCGGGTGGCCATGTCGAGATAGCCGACGACAGCAACCGTGTGGCGGGTTTTGAGGTCAGAGCCGGAATAGGTAAAACCAGGCTCAACAACATTGGCGCGAGTGAAAAGATAGGTTGAGTCTGTGGGCTTATCCTGCGCGATTGTCATTGCGCCAGTTGACCAGTACGGCTGACAACGCATCACGCTGCACAAGTCGTTAATCAGCTTGTATGCCTCGTATTGGTTTTGGATTAAAACGTTGCAGCTAAAACGTGGCTCTGTGCCACCAAAACCGTCATCAACCAGCGCTGAGCAGTATTGGCTAGCGGCATAAAACGCGAACTTGTCTAGCTGCGCTGCGTCAATATGGTTGCCGAATCCGTAACGGGTATTGGTCAGAAGATCCCACAAAATCCACGCTGGATCACTGCACCATTGAGCAGCGCCAAAGGTCCCAGTCCAAGCGCCTTCGTAAGTGACTCTGCCGTTGTCTGCGTCAACCGTGGCATTGTTTGGCAGGGCAACCTTAATGCCCCGAATGCGATAGGTACGCGCCGGGATTGAATTAAATTCTTCTGCGTCAAACCGCAGACCAACCAAAGCGCTATTGGGATATGCAAATTTGGTATTGATCAGCTCTGTGTAGCTGGTCCAAACAAAGTCATTTGCAACGTCTTCGCCGGAGTCTGGGCTAAGGCGGCTAACCTTAAGGTCAATCGGAAAATCGCCGTCAAATTCAATAACGTAGTCGCGCTGATATGCATCAGCAGTTCGACCCGTAATCGTGTCAGTTTTAACCCTTGTAAAACCGCCGCCGTTGTATTGAACATCAATCCCTAGCTGAACACTGCTACCGATCAAGTCACCGTTTGCGCCAAACTGCTCTAGGCGCGGGACCGTAATTGTGACCCGTGCTGCGTCAACGTTGACATCGGTGATGGAACGAACAACCGCTTGGCTGCTTACGTCTTCGTTGGTATAAGTCCAAGCGACATTGCCGCTAGCAGTGATTTCCGCAAAGCCGTTGTAAGTAGAGCCAGCCTGTGTACCAGAATCAGCCGTGACAGTGAAATAAAAGGTCTCGCTGCGAGAAAGCCCAGTCAAAGACAGAGTGAATGAGCCTGAAGCTCCAGTGCCGTACTGACTGCCAACTAAAGTGTCGCTGCTGTCGTAGACACGAAGGGTTTGACGTAATGCGGGGGCTGTATCACCGCCCCAGGCGTAACTCACAGTGACCGTTAAGGTCTCGCAGTCCGTAACACCTGTTGCGACAGTCCCGCTGCGGCTGTCGTTTTCTCGTTGTGTGGTGAAGCCATAGCTGGCAGTGTCTCCGCTGCCGTTACGAACAAAAATGCCAACGGATTTAATATCCTCTACAGTGCCAAAACCGGGGATATAGTCTTGCGCTTGCGTGCCATAGCGCGGCGTTACTGTGACATTCTGGAAGTTGTAATCGTTGCCCTGCGGGTTAGTTGGGTCGGCGCCGCTTCGCAGGATTGGCGTATTGGTTAGATAAACATCTTTCAACAGTGCGACGTTGTAGGCATCGGTGCCACGGGTATAGTCACGCGCTGACGGGAAACCTTCAATCTCGCCTTCGCTAATTAGATCGAGAATCCGACCAAACGATTTGGACGCGAGGTTATCCGCCTGCTTGATCGGCGTGCGGGATGCGGCGTAGACCTGAACGCTTTGATTTACGTTGACGGTCTGGGACTGACCACCACCGCCACCAGCACCCGCAATCCGTTTGGTCATGATCAAATGTTGTCGGTGTCGATGCCAGCAGAGATCACGATGGATCCAACGTAGGTCTCGCCGTAAATCAAAGGTACTGGCACCCCTTGCTTACTAGTGTTTTGAATCCCGCTGAAGCTGTAAGACTTTTGCGGATCAAGTTCGGTGTTTTCAGTGCTAGCAAAGCGAGAGCCGACGCCGGTTGAAAGGTTGCCAACCTGACCCAGCTGAGGCGTGGGGGTCAAAAGTTGGGAGACGCCGCTTAGCGCCAGTGCAACACCTACTGATCCAACAAATCCAGCAGCAAGACCACCAATTATTCCTGCTCCACCTGAAGCCAAACCAGCACCCAAGCCAAGAAAACCACCAACGGCCGGACCCAAAACAATGGCTGTTGCGACCAAAGCAACACCAGCCAAAATTTTTCCAACCCCGCCACCTGCACCTCCCAAAACCGGGACGATCTTGATCGTTTGGCTTGCCGGATGATTGATTTCGTCTAAACCCGAAGCGTATCCATCAACAATTACCTTGTAATGGTGGTCGGCCATGTGCTGCTCTAGACCGGCAAAATTCACCAACAGCATGCGCACCGCTTCTGCCGCACTGCTGATCTCAGCCATGAAACTACGCTGACCAACAAACTTGGCGAGCGGACCGTACAGCCTAACTTCGCGTTCCATGCCTTAAAACCTTCCCAGTGCATTTTAGAAGCCACTCACCCAATAAATCACGGCTCGACAGGCGACCTCGGAGATGATGCAAAACCACTTGATCACCTAGGTAGACGCCGACGTGATTGAGCTTGTTTGATTCAATCGCCATCAGCAACGCATCACCGCGTCGCATTTCTTCGCGTTCTACTTCAAAAAATCCAGCATCACGCCAGCAGTCATCAAACATTGGACTGGCGTTGAACTCTTCCGGTGTTGTAGGTCGATCCCAGTCAGGCAGTTCAATGCCCTGTTCCGCGTACCAGTCTCGAACTAACGTCCAGCAATCCGTCACACTCCAAACCCATTCTCTTCCGATCAGTGGAGCCTTAAAACCTTCTGGTTTGCATTGTCCCCACTGTTCCGTTTTTGGGTTGACGATGTACCAGGGCAAGCCTGACTTTTCGCACGCGACGCGATCAGCTTCGCTCGGGATTGGTGGAGTGACCGGGTGGCTATGCACCACGCCAACCACTTCCCCTTTATCTTCTGCGTCGGCGTAACCTTGAGGATCGAGAATGAAAAACTCTGTTCCTTCGGCAAGGTTTTTGCACGGGACGTAGCGCTTGCGTCCCTTGATAACGACCAGCAAACCGCAAGCCTCGCGTGGGTCTTCCGCTTTGGCGTGTTGCAGTGCAGCTGCCTTAGAGGTTGGATTCATCCGTTAAACGCTCCGATCCCTGGGAAGCTGCCGAAGGGTAGTTGGGCAGTATCGCCAAAACGGGCTTGGCAGCTGCTTAGACGCTTGCCGCAAACATCGTCAGCGCTATCAGTTACGGGGTTGTCATTCTCATCAAAGTAATCGGTCCCCGTATAGCTGCATTCAGAACTGCGGTAGACCCACTGGCACATGTTGGCCAAGCATTGACGCTTAGGACTACGAACCCCAGCGAGGTCAAATGCAGCCGCCGCTTCAAACTCAACAACGTCGCGGTTTTCAACTACTTTCCGCGATAGATAGTAAATCTCTGATGGGAAAGTTGCAGTTGTATCGGGCGTACCGTAAGGATTAGTGCCGCCGGTAAAATTTACGGCGTCGATATACCTGACCAGAGTTCGAATCCGGGTCAACTTGGCTCCTGTTAGATCGTTACCTGGCGTAGTGTCATTTACGTCAAGCAAAATTGCCGTAATGCTGCCAAGCAGGTTGGCAACACGAACACGAGGGCGGGGAAGCTGACCTTGGCCGTTGTACTCAAAACCCTCAACCTCAATCGGGAGCTTTGTGTAGGTATTGCCATCCCAAACAAGATCGCCGTTAGTGCTTAAAGCATTTGTACCGGCGTGAAAACGATAAGTGAAAGCGCTGCCATGCAATGCAACGGTCGTCTCCAACTCAAACAGCTCGATAATGCTGCTTGGGTTAACCTTTTGCAGTTCAGATGTAGGGACTGCCATTAGGGTTCAAAGACTTGACGGAAGGTGGCTTGAATTGTGTTGATATTTGCGGCAATTAGAGTTGTTGACCATTCATCACATACCCATTTGCCTGCACTTCCGCCTGGTGGTGTCCAGTCAAACGATTCAGCCGCACTACGTGCTTCTAAGAAATCACGGATGTTGTCCCGCTCAGTATCAGTGCGGTTTGCAAAAGTTAAACGCCATTCAACTTGGTTTGTATTTAACCCATACGCCAAACGTTGTTCATAGCCATCACCAAATTTGACCGTGCGCACCCTGGGCCGCTGCGACTCGATAGCGTTGAAATCAGGTGTGTAACTGAAGGTTGCCATTGTTCTTAAGCGAGCAGACCACCAGGACGCCGTTGCTTAATTATCTCAGCCTGAACAGCAGATGACACTGCCCTTCCTAATGCATTGGCGCGAGTGTCATCACCCTGGGTTTGTGTTCCCTTGGCATCAACGTTGACGGTGACGTTGGTAGAGCCTCCTGCGCCGTTCTGCATGCTCACTGGGATGCTGCGGCCATCAGGCAGTGGCACATAGGCCTCAGGCGTGCTGCCCTCGCCAAACATGGCCAGCTGCGGGCTATTTGCAATACCGCCCCGTGCATAGCGTTTGAGGGCTAGCGGGCCGTCCTCGGTCATGATGCCGCCGTTGGCAAAGCCCATGAAGCCGGTGCCTTGGAAGATGCCTTTGAGGGCGTTGAACATTGCAAAGCGGACAAAGAT